GAGTGGATTTGAAGGGATCACTCAGCCCTAGTGGATAATGGAACCCATAAAGAATTCCATTACCCTTGCATAGAATCGCGCTTATTCGGGAGTTTCAGATAACTAGCTAAGCCATTACGCGACGCTAATTAGAGCTGCCATGCCTAATATCGCTATCTACACCGTTCACTCGTCTAATCAGACGATTTGTCGCGACTAAATGCTTCGAATGGAGCTATCGCGACGGAGCCTTATATACGGCGCGCACTGTTGAGTTAAAAAGACCTTTCGGCCACGTACTCTCATAGATATGAGCCGGTCCTAGGTGGTTACTAATCCCTAGCGTTTATTCCGTTTTCGTTGCCCTTCCCCATTAGCGTTCCCTTAACGAGGGGATACATGGTTAACGCTTGCGCGTAATTGGGTGCACTAAACGGGCGCGTCATTAGTCCTGCCCTTATTGGGCCGCTCAGTGATCTATGGAGTTTTCAAGGTTCTGCCTGTAGCTTATGGACGCCTGGCACGACTGGCAAGAATTCCACTCGTTTTTCCAGCCGGGGCAAATAAAAAAGAGGAGCGCGCCCCTAACGATAATGGAAACCATTACCATTAGAGGCGCTGCGCCCTAACCGTAGATGTACTTGGTGCGCATCGTGGCCAATACCTCACCCGTTACGTCCACACCCTTATAGGTGGCACGGAACGAGAGTTCGGGGAAGAACGCCCAAGTAGTAAGAACGTCCTCATAATCGGCCTCAACCCAGCAGGTCTCGTTTACTCGGATCTCATATGCAACGGCGTCCATTAGTTCAGCCCTTCTTAGCGAAACGGTAGCTACCGGAGTTACCGCGACGGATCATAAGCGCACCGTTCTTAGCGCGCTTTACCTCATAGCTATTGAACAGCGCGGTGAACTCATCCGCGTATTCAATAACGGCCTGCTTATTACAGCACTCATCACAAAAGCAGTAATCAAAGACTCCGTCCTCTGCAAAGTCGTGCTCGGTAATCGGCAGGTAAGGGGAGTACTGCGGCATGGGAGGGATAACCGTAATGGTCATCGGCTTATCGGTCTCGCCCTCACTGAGAATGCCGTAGGCCATAACCAGTCCGAAGACGATGATCGCGATAAGTCCCTGCCACATATGAGCCCCCTTAGTTGTGGTTGATTACGTCCTCAGACTATGGTGTGCCCCTTATGTTGTAAAGATTTTCCACTCGTTTTTCCCTATCCCTAATAACCCCCTATCAACTTGACAAATGGCATGTAAACCAACTATTATCAGAACATGAACCCCGTTACCTACGCCCGTTATCTGTCTACCTATTCCTCTACAAAACTGGCTAAGAACCTTGGCGTTTCTAGGCAGTATCTATCGCGACTTGAACAGGGCCTTTATGACAAGCCTAATAAAGAAGTCGTGGACTGGACTACAGAGACTATCAATAGCCACCTGGATAAGCCAGTTACAGGTGAGATGATTGAGCAACTTTATAGGGAGTGGCAGTGGCAGCAGCGCGAGAGTGTAAAACTAAATAAAGCTCTCCTCCCTGTAGCCATAACTGACTATCACCGTGTTGCGCAACCATCATTTAGAGAACACGGTATTATCTACTACTACCAGGCATTTAGGCAGTGGAGAGAAGACTACTGGGTTAGTGCACATGCATTTTGTGTGGATATGTGTCTACACCCTTCCCCTGTAGCCGAGTATGAAGAAGGTTCCACTATTACTATGCCTAATCAGTTGAAGAAGGTACTAACTGAGCTGCACCTTATTGGGGAAGGATTTAAGACTAGTGAGCGTTAGTAATGGGCAGTGGATTGAATATCTTAAGGATCGTGATAGACGAATGCTTCCAGTTCCTAATTTTGTAACGAGAGCGGATCAAGCTATCGTGGCCTGGGATGATGTTCCTATTTATATCCAAAAGAAAATCCTCTCCGGTACTATGACCGAAGAGGACTGGAATAGTGATTGGGATAGTAGTGACTGAGCAAGAGTATTTGGAACCTTGGCAAAGGGATTCCGTTAATTACGTAGAGCGCATCCATAGTGTGACTGGCGCTTTCCCTCCTGATGATGATATAGTTAGTTATCTGAGGTTGCTCAAGCATGACGTTAATGAAGAGGACATTAATGCGCTTAAAGAGAATCCTCTATTCCAGGCATCTATGCAGAGCCGTGGTATTGCTAGCAGTGACGGCTTTATTAGTGCTCGACAGCTAGCAGCCGTATCTGCAATGCTTAATCTTGTGGATAGGCGTAGCGATGAGAAGAAGCTTCGCGACCTTGGTATTAGTACTGAGGAATGGTCCACGTGGATGCTTAACCATACCTTCTCAGAATACGTTAAGCAGCGCTCAGAGAACCTTATAGACAACTCTCTGCACATGGCACATATGGGTCTCTTGCGCGGAGTTAACCAGGGTAATACTGCTAGCATCCAGCTTTACTATAAGCTCACTGGTAGGTACGATCCTGATCAGGAATCTAACGTTAACGTGAGGCTGGTTATCGGTCGAGTGCTAGAGGCTATCCAGAAGCACATTAAGGACCCAGCTAAACTCAATGCCCTCGCGGTAGAGATGAGCCAGATTGCTATTGAGTCCGGGTCTCCTGTAGCCAGCTCTAATGTTGTTCCGGGTATGTCAACCAGAAAGGAGATAATCTGATGGTAGTTAGAACTCATACATTTACGGTTAATGAATACGCGGATCCTTACCTTAAATGTACAGAGTGTGGTAAGACAGTTACAGGTTTTCGTAGTGACAACCAGCATAATTATCCTTGCAACCATATTGGTATGGAAAGTAGTTGTGTTTCTTGGTCTCCTGTAGATGGATGTACTTGTAAGGATAGCCATGGCTGATGAAGACGCTACAGGTAGAGAACTTAAGCCTACTAAGTTTGACGTCAATAAATTCAGGCGTTCTCAGGTTAATCAGGTTCGTAATGAGACTACGCCCGATCAATTTGGTCAGTCCTATAATGCAGACTATGACCGGTCCAAGTGGACTGACATGTCTCCGCAGGAGTCCAGGAGGGCACACAGCCGCTCTGATGTGGACCTAGGGCCTCGGTCACAGCACCACACTCTGGGCATTAAACATAATCAGGCTAGTCCTGGTGACCATAATCATGATGGTGTTACTTCTAAAAAGCTAGGTCCTATGGAAATGGACCCAGTTAACCTCGGTAGTACTAGGGCTGAGTGGACTATTCCAGTTGCTCCTACTGTAGCCGATCTAGTTACTCTCCTTAGTAAGTTCGTTAACTTTAGGCAGGTCTAAATGGCTACACCAATGACTACCACTCAGATAGTGGCTCAGCTTAAGAAGTGGGGTGTTAACTTTAAGGAAGAGCCGGATTGGGAGACTCGTAACCGTAATCATGTAAAGGCATGGGGACCTGTCCATGGTTTTATGTGGCACCATACCGGTTCTGATAGCAGCACTGCTAATCAGCTTTCTCTTTTGAAGAAGGGTTATGCGACTCTTCCAGGACCTCTTTGTAATTTTGGTATTGCTACTACTGGCGTTTGTCATCTTGTTGGGTGGGGCCGCGCTAATCACGCTGGTCTGGGTGACGACGATGTACTGAATGCTCTTATCGCGGAGGACGTTAAGTTCCCTGTCGATAACGAAGCTAACACTGACGGTAATTCTCGTATGTACGGTGCAGAGTTTATGTACTCTGGTTCTCACCATATGACTGAGGCTCAGTTCATTACTGGAATTCTACTCTCCTGCGCGATTATTGATTTTCATGGCTGGAACGAGAACTCTATTATTGGTCATGGTCAGTGGCAGCCCGGTAAGTGGGACCCTGGCTATAAGAGCGGAACCATGATGGATATGGAAGCCGTTCAGAAGGATATCGCTACTCGCTATGCAAAGGGACCTAAGTACGTGGCACCTCCCCCTGTAGCCGACGCTAATAAGCCTGAGGCTAAGCCTAAGGTCTATAAGGACGTATGGAACACTGATTCTATGCGTAAGCCTGGTACGCATCCCTCTACTACTAATACGTATTGGGAGCCTGAGAGCATTCTTCGTTATGCTGCTGAGCAGGCAGCTGAAGCTAACCGTAAGGCTGACCTTATTATGAAGCATCTCGGACTGAGCTAATGGGTGACTATACGCCCACACAGAAGTTTTATCTTATTGACGGTGAAGAACTAGTAAACGTTGAGCAGGATATTAACTATAACTGGCGTCGCGCTGATGAACGAGTGAGGGCGCTAGTAGATATCCAGAATACTGATCTCCCCACTATCTCAGCGTCCGATACATCTAAGGACGAGGGCTATAAGTGGTTCAAAACGTATACGAATTCTGTGTATCACTACACTAACGGCAGTATCATTACGTCAGCTAACTCAGCGGTTACTGACTGGGCTATTAGTGGTATTTCTTTTGAACCTGGTTATGGCAGTGCAAACCTAGAAGATAGCCGTATTGCGTACTCAGTCCAGGATGGATTTGTCCACCTGCGCGGTCGTCTGGTTCTAAATAGCGGCTCTAGTGAACTACCGGCTAACGTTACGACAAACTTTATGACGCTACCTAATAGTGTTATGCCGCTTAGGAATAAGTACTTTACGGTATATGGTGGTAATGCTGCTGGTTCAGATTTCCAGTGCGCAAGGATATATGTACCAGAAAAGACTCTATCGGATCAGCGACTAGAGTTCTGTAAGTACGGTGGCAATGCTAGTTCTAGCTCGGAGAGGTATCTCTCTCTGAATGACGTATATTGGGGGTTGGCAGACTAATGCCGCTTAATGTTGGTGGTAGTGCAGAGGTTACACCTGATCCTGCTCCTGTAGCTGAGCCTCCTGTAGCCGAGTCTGAATATATTCCGCCTGCGCAACCAGAAGTTATTAATGATGAAGTTATTATCGATATCCCCGAAGAAGGGGCCTGATTGGCCTATTTTAACTTTAATTATATAACAGACCCTCCTAATGATGAGCTGGTAGAGGAGCAATCCCAGCTTAACGCTAATTGGGATGTAGTAGAGGAGGGACTTAAGCCATTTAATCAAAACCCTCCTGATTTTACTGGTATTACCATCCCTAAGGGTACCGTATCGGTTAATCCCCTCAATACTAATAATATTGCTGCATGGGATGGTACTACATGGAATGGCCCTGTTAACCCGATTAACATTTGGGAGAACTGGCAGCTTGTTAATATTAGAGCTCCAGTTATCCATAGACCTGGGCATGAACTTAAGGCTCGTATTGATATAGCTTCTAGACGTATTGTACTTATGGGTGGTGTGCAGCTTAATGCCACTGCGGATGCCTGGGATACAGCTACTAGTTATGAAATTACTACGGATACTGCTATTCAGGATAGTCTAGCTCCTGCTAATGCTGATTTTACATCCATCCAACAGGGTGGGGCTAGTCAGATTACAGCTGCCGGTGGTTTTGCTTCTTCTGTTATTTGGATCGAAAAACGTGCTACTCCTAGTAGGACTGCTATTTCAGTCCGCTGGCAGGGTGATGCAGGTGGAGGTAATTTTATTATGCTTGATGGCGTACAGTGGTGGTATTAATGGGTGACACTACTCCTAACTACGGCTTCTTCATGCCTAGTGAAGAAGACAGTATGGCTGATGTTGCTAAGAATATAACGGATAATTTTGAAATCCTTGGAGGCCGGGGCAATCCGACGGTAATTCCAGCCGGGGGAGCGCTACCACAATCTGGGAACTATAACCTATTTGATATGGTCTACAGGGATGACCCTAAGGATGGGTTTAATTGGCCTAGCGCTTATTTGCTTGTTTGTAAGGACGCTGATTGGGGTTGGCACTGGCGACCTATTCAGGCAATTACTTCCCCTTGGGTTACGGTCCCGTCTACAGCTATTGTGCATACTAGTTTTGAGCAGCATCCTACTAGTCCGGTACAGATAGCTCTGGATAGTAGGGGATGGTGCCATTGGCGAGGTAGGTTTAGGCAGAAGACAGTCAATATCGCATCTGCTACTACCTTTGTTATTTTTAAGACTCTTCCCCTTGGACTTAGGCCCCCATTTGAGTTTAACCACACGGTAGCCTTGAGTCCTATTAGGAGTGCTGCCGGTAAAGCTGGCAATGTGAGTGGACGTATGTTCCTTCGCGAAGATGGATATAACTCTTTTAGGTTCTTTAATAGTAACTCTGGAAGCCAGAATATCTGGCTCGATGGACTCCACTATAACACTGCATACAGCTGGTATTACAATGCCTAAGAAGCGCGTACAGGATATTACTACAGTAGGAGATGCTCTTAAGGAGTTGATGGAAGGTCTAACGCGAGTAGCGTATGCACCTGATATTAACTCCTATGAGCCCCATGCTAAGCAGAAGCTATTTCATTCTTCTAAGAAGAAGACACGCCTGTATATCGGAGGTAACCGATCCGGTAAGACTACAGGTGGAATTGTAGAGGATATCTGGTGGCTTACTAACCGGCACCCATATATTGAAACTCCTAACCGCCCTGTAGCCGGACGTATTGTCTCTGTCGACTTTGCTAACGGTGTTAATAAGATCATTATTCCTCAGCTTAAGCAGTGGGTACCGCCATCTCAACTTAGAGGTGGTTCATGGTTCTCAGCTTATGATTCGATGGAGCGTGTACTTAATTTTGAAAATGGCTCGTTTGTAGAGCTTATGAGTTATGACCAGGATCTGGATAAGTTCGCTGGTACTTCTCGAGATTTTGTTCATTACGACGAGGAACCTCCTGAGGATATTCGGATTGAGTGTCTAGCCCGACTTATTGACCGTAAGGGTAGAGAATGGTTTACCCTTACCCCAGTCGAAGGTATGGCCTGGATTTTCGATCAGCTTTATGAGCCGGGTATTGGTGGTATTAACCCTGGTATCGATGTTATTGAAGTAGATATGACTGAGAACCCTCACCTTGATATGGATGAGGTTGAGGAGTTTCTTAGTAAACTTAGCCCTGAAGAACGAGATATTCGAGGTCACGGTAAGTTTGTGACTCGTGGTGGTCTGGTCTACAAGAAATTTTCCACCCGGACCCATGTTATCGATACTATTGATCCTACCCAGTTTAGGGGTAGTCAATACAAGTGGTATATGTCTCTCGACCATGGATTTAATAACCCTACTGCGGTTCTGTGGCATATAGTGGATCGCGATGGACGTATTATCACCTTCGCAGAGCACTATGAGGCTGAGCGTACCGTGGAGTACCACGCGGCAGTTATTAAGGAACGAGAGAAGCAGTTTAAGAGGACACCTGATATTAGGGTATGTGATCCCGCACTGGCTCAGCGTAACGCAGTAACGGGTACCTCAATTCAAACAGAGTATGCTATGCGTGGTGTTGGTATGGCGCTTGGTATTAATGACGTGCTAACCGGTGTAGCTAAAGTTAACCAGTATTTGGACAATGGCGCAGATGGTAAACCCAACTGGCTCATCACGGCAAACTGTGCTAACCTTATTAAGGAGATACAGAGGCTGCGATGGAAGACCTGGGCGTCTAAAAAGCAACAGTCGGAGAATAATCCTTATGACCAAATTCATAAGAAAAACGACCACGCTTGTGACGCTGCGAGATATTGCTTTTCGTTCCTGCCGGAGCTTAAACCGATCCCTCCGCTACCGGGTAAGAAGTTGGAGCTTCCTAAGATTGGTGGCAACAGTGCTAAGTCTGCTACTGCTGCTAATCTGGACCCGAATTTGAGTCCAGACGCTCTTAGGAAAAAGACCGTATGGAATAATGTCGTTCTCAACGATGAGGATTTCTAATGACTCGTCTTGTTAATACTAATCCGGAACTCTTCGAGAACAAGACTCTTGGAGAGGCTAACCCTACGGTATTCCTGGATGAGCAGGAACTTCAGAATATCGAGGATAAGGCAGCGCGATTTGAAAAGCGTGAGCCTTCTGTAGCCAGGCGTGAAATTAGGTACCCGACCCTTATGCCGTCTGGTACTGTTCCGTCGTCTGTTAAGCCTGTTATTAACATGGTTAGCATGGACGAGGTTGCTAATACTACTAAGGAAGAGGACGTTCCTCCGCAGGTTAGCTATACTGAGTCAGTTACTGAGGAAGACGAGACTTACGGTCTTCCTAGTCTTCAGGGACTGGATGACGACGAGGAAGCTAAGTAATGGCGCTTAGTGCTCAGTCTAGGCTTAAGGTGCTAGCTAACCCAGAGCTAGCACCTGGAGTCTGCTTTATTAACGGATGTGTTGGGGACGGTAAGCGTAAGTTTATTGACTTCGGCAAAAACCTTGAGTGGTACGGAGTAATCTACATATGCACTGAGTGTATTGTAGAGGTTGCTCAGGCTGCTGATTACATCCCTGTAGCCAGCTTTGATGCATTGTATGCGGAGCATCGTAAGCTTCAGGTTACGTTTGATCAGCTTAAGGTTAAATACGAGCCATTCGAAAAGGCTATTCATAATGTCGTGGAGTCTAGGACTAGTATGCCTGATCTGGATATTGACAATATGCGTTCTCGCCTTTCTGGGGTGGAAAACTCAGAAGACGAACGAAATGCTAATGAAAAGTCTACAGTCGGAGAATCAGAGACTAACGAATCTGATAGTGTCGAAGGACCCGATGACCTTTTCGACTCTTCAGACTTTGACGACTAATAAGACGTTTCCTGTAGACAGTCCTGAAAATTATGCTAATGATGATGCTTCTGTAGCCCATCGTTTGGCAGAATATTATAAGGCTCAGGGTATTGATCCTGCACGTGCTTATGATAGTCCTGATGATGCTCTTCAGGACTTTGGGCCACTCATTTAAGAGAGGAGGTAATTGAGCGTCACTGAACCTTCGTCCTCAGTAGTTGGGGCTACAGAGGACAATAATAAGTATAGCGATGAACAGCTTCAGAATCTCGCTAAGAACTCTAAGCAGAAGGACTTTGAGAATCGCGTTATTGAGTGGACTAAGTCTGCCCATCAGCGGTGTCGCACAGTCCGACAGCAGATAGAGCGTCAGTGGTATATCAACATGGCGTTCTATATTGGAAAGCAGAACGTAGCTGTTATTCCAATTTCTAGTGGGTCTAGTGCAGCTACAGGGGTGAGGCTCTATATTCCTCCGGCTCCTTATTATCGTGCTCGGCCTGTTATTAACCGCATCCGTCCTATCATCCGTACGGAACTTGCTAAGCTGACGGCGCAAAAGCCTACGGCTACTATTGTTCCTGCTACTTCGGAAGATAGGGATTTGTCTGCTGCTCAGGCAGGAGAGCAGATATGGGATTCAGTTTACCGTGAAAAGAAGGTTAAGGCCACATTTAAGCAGACTATGCTGTGGACCCTTACTTGCGGTACTGGATTTATGAAAACGTATTGGGACCCCAATAAGCTGGATCGTTCAGGTCAGCCTGGGGATTTTCAGTATGAAAACGTAACGCCTTTTCATCTCTTCGTGCCAGATATGCTGGCAGTAGATATTGAAGACCAGCCTTACGTTATTCACATTCAGGCTAAGTCTGCTGAGTGGGTTAAGCTTAACTACCCTAACATCGCAGCAGCGCCTAATGTGATGGAAGCTAGCGATATTCTGAACGATAGTTTCCTTAATCTTGTAGGCGCGGCGGACTTCCGCAAGAATGCAGTACTCTGTTATGAGGTCTGGGTTAAGCCTGGTCAGGTAGAGTTTATGCCCAAGGGTGGTATGTATACCATTATTGGGGACTCTATTGTCCAGTTTGTAGAAGGTAACCCTTACCTGCATCAGCAGTATCCGTTTATTAAGTTTGGGCATGTCCCTACGGGTCGCTTTTATGACGACTCTATTGTTGCTGACCTTATTCCGATTCAGCGTGAATACAATCGGACTCGTGGTCAGATGATTGAGGCTAAGAACCGTATGGCTCATCCTCAGCTTCTAGCTGCGGAGGGGTCTATTGATGCCTCTAAGATTAATACTGAGCCTGGTCAGGTTATTCTTTATAAGCTCGGTTTTCCTCCGCCACAGCCTCTGCCTTTGCAGAACCTTCCTAATTATGTGGTACAGGAGACTGAGCGTTTGCTGCTTGATTTTGAAGATATTAGCGGTCAGCACCAGGTTAGTAAGGGTCAAGTTCCACCCGGTGTAACTGCTGCTACTGCTATTAGCTTCTTGCAGGAGCAGGATGAATCTATGCTTAGCACTACCTTCTCTAGTATTGAAGAAGGTTTTGAGAAGATAGGTTTCCAGACTCTCTGTTATGTTAAGCAGTACTGGGACACACCTCGTATTGTTAAGGTAGTTGGGCGCGATCAGCAGTTTAACGTGCTTAGCTTCCAGGGCTCTCAGCTTGGTAATAACACTGATATTCGTATTGAGGCTGGCTCTGCTCTGCCTACGTCTAAGTCTGCTAAGCAGGCTCTGCTTATGGACCTTATGTCTCAGGGATTTATTCCCCCGGAGAAGGGTCTTGAGCTTATGGACGTTGGGGGAGTACAGCGTCTTTATGAAGAGATTCAGATTGATAGTGCTCAGGCTACACGTGAGAATATGAAGATGAGCACTGTTACTGAACAGGATATGGAAGCATACCTCCAGACATTTATGGGTCAGGACCCAGCTACAGGACAGCCTATGTTGGTTGATCCTAATACTGGTCAGCCTATGGTCGACCCTATGACTGGACAGCCTATGCCTCCTCCGCTTATTGTTCCTGCTAACACTTACGATAACCACCAGATCCATATTCAGGTGCATAACAATTATCGTAAGGGTCAGGAATACGAACAGCTTCCTCAGCGTATTAAGGAACTGTTTGAGGAGCACGTTAACCAGCATATGATGGCTCTTGGTATGATGCCAGGTGCTCCGTCGCCTGAAAATATGCCTCCGGAAGCTGGTAGTGAAGAGGCAGCAAATATGGAAGAGACAGATCCTGCTGCTAATGTAGAGCAGGCACCAGAAGGACCGCCACAGCCAGGGATGGTGATGTAATTATGGCTCAGGCATCTACTCAGCCTATTGTGGACTATGAGTTCATTAATGCTAATAAGCTAAACCCTACTACTAGCTCTGCTGGTACTTTCCTTAGTACTGGAGCTTATGCCTCTATTTTCGGCCTTAGGGGTGCTCTGAGCACTTATGACCCCTTTACTTACACCGAAGAGGAGCTGGACCGTATGACGACTAACGATATGGTTTTTGCTCTCCGCAATATTGAGGACCCCACGACTATTGCGGACTACATGACAGCACAGGCTGCTAGGACTGCATAATGTATGGTGCTAATCCAGACCAGCAGATGGTGGATAATGCGACTAGCGCCATCGCGAACAGGAATGCTAGCATAGGTGGCAGAAGGACAGCTTCCCCTGTAGCCAAGCAGAAAGATAATGGCCGTATGGGGGCTATTGGTCGCCGACTGGCTATGAGAACTAAGGGGAAGTAATGGCATACGAGGATATGCTTAAGGAAGTCGAAGATAAGAAGGGTAAGAAGGACCCTAAGAAGGGTGCCATTGCCCGTCGACTTGCTATGAAGAGGGAAAAGGAAGAGGTCAAGAAGTGACTAATAGGCATCCTTCGGAGGAGCTTATTCTTCGTTTCTTTGAATACGCCCATCTTCCGGAACCTCTTAAGAGCGTAGCTGCACAGTGTGCAGTACTCGCTAATAATATGTCAGATTTTATTGAATCTGATCCTGAACTTACTGCGGGACTTCGTAAGCTTCTTGAAGCTAAGGACTGCTTTGTAAGGGCTATGGTAGTTCAGGAAAACCGTCGTAAGGGTGAAGTAGAGGGTAAGCCTCTGCCTCGCCCTAATGAAGTTGTTTAAATAAATATCAGTCTAGGGCCTCCGAGTGAGGTACGGGCTAAAGGATTGAGGGAATAATGGGAACGCCAATAGATGATGGTGGTCAGGTACAGGACAATAGCCCGGACGCGGGTGATGTTCCAGGGCCTAATCCCGCATGGAACGACGTTCTTAATGTATTGCCAGAACAGTTTCATCAGGTCGTCACTCCTCATTTCCAGAAGTGGGACCAGGCTGCTCAGTCTAAGATTGAAGCTGCTAATAGTTCACTCAAGGATTTTGAAGGATTCAAGCCCTTCGTAGAGCACGGCATTAATCCGCAGGAAGTTGAACAGGGTCTCCGCCTTATGTGGGAGATTAACAACAACCCGGAGAATGTCTATAAGGCTCTGGCTGAAGCATATAAGTTTGGTGAGCAGGTTGCTCCTGTAGCCAAGCCTAATGTTGATGGCGATAATGATGATGATGAAGATACTCCGTATGGTATTGATCCGGAGATCTCATCTAAGCTTGAGCAGCATGACGGACTACTGCAAGCAGTAGCTCAGATTGTGCTTAATGACGCTCAGGCTAAGGAGTCTGCGGCTGCTGATAGTGCTCTCGAAAAGGAGCTTAGTACTCTTAAGGAGAAGCACGGCGATTATGACGAGGAATATGTACTGACTAAGATGCTTAATGGTGCATCCGGTGAGGACGCCGTTAAGTCTTATCAGGACCTTGTTCAGCGTCTTTCGCCTAAGCCGTTTGCTCCTAATGTTCTTGGCAGTAATGGTGGCGGCACTGGCCTTCCCTCGCAGGCAATAGATCCTACGCAGCTCTCTGGTAAAGAGACTCGTGATCTCGTAGCTCAAATGCTCGCAGCAGAGTTCGGTAAGAAGTAAATTAAGCTCGGAGGCTAATGGGCACAACGCTCACAACTGCTACTAATATTCTTAAGGAAATCTACGAGCCGCGTATTCGTGAGCAGCTCCAGAACCACCTTAAGACTTCTAAGCGTATTGAGCAGACTTCAGAAGGTGTTACTTCTGAAGTCGGTGGTAAGTATGTAGTCTTCCCTATCCACGTTAAGCGTAACCATGGTATTGGTGCGCGACTGGAAATGGAAGAACTGCCGGTTGCTAAGAACCAGGGTTATGCACGTGCCCAGGTTGGTCTTAGTTACCAGTATGGTTCCATTAGGCTTAGTGGTCAGTCTATGGAACTGGCGCAGTCTAATTTCCAGGCGTTCGCTTCTGTTCTAGACCAGGAAGTTAATGGCGTTCAGAAGGACCTGGCTAAGGATTACAACCGTCAGATTTATGGCACTTCTGTTGGTGCCCTTATGACGGTTAGTGGAGTTAACGCGACGGTTACCGTTCCTACTGCTAATACGCAGTATATGGAAATCGGTATGGTCGTTGATATTTACGACTCTACGGGTACCACCCTTAAGACTGCTGCCGCAGGTGTTGAGGTTGTCGATGTCATTAAGGACACCTCTATTGAGCTTGCTGTCGCTCCCTCTGTAGCTACCGCAGCTAACGATATCGTCGTTCGTCATGGCTCTCTTAACCGTGAGATTATCGGTCTTGAGCAGATCGTAGACGACACTACGACTTTGTTCAATATTGACCCTGCTGTTGAGCCGGTGTGGAAGTCGGTTATCAACGATAACGCTGGTGTTAATCGTGCACTGTCTGAGTCTCTTATGATTAAGATGGTGGATGATATCTACACCAACGGTGGTAACACCACGGCTATCTTTACTACGCTTGGCGTGCGCCGTAGTTACTTTAACCTTCTGGTTCAGCAGCGTCGTTACTGCGACACTAAGGACTTCGAGGGTGGCTTTAAGGGTCTCGCCTTCACTACGGATAACGGCGAAATTCCACTTATCTCTGATGTGGACTGCCAGCCTAACCGTATGTACTTCCTTAATGAGAAGGAATTTAAGCTCTATCGCGAGGGCGACTGGAGCTTTATGGACCGTGATGGTTCTAAGTGGCAGCGAGTTATCGGCTATGACGCCTATGACTCTACGCTTTATAAGTACTGCCAGCTCGGTACTCACCGGCGTAATACTCACGGTCTTGTTGACGACGTTACCGAGAGCTAATTGTCGTTAGCCTTAAGGGAGCGGCTACAGGAATCTCCCTGTAGCCGCTCTTTTCTA